GGTGTTTTGCTGCCCACGGAAGCAGTTGTACAGGACATTCCCGTCAATGTATCCATAGTTGATGATCTCATTGTCAATCTTGACAAACCCGGCGGCTGGAAGCCCCACCACGGAATCCAACGTAATCTGGGTAACTGTGCTGTTAATCGCACCGTCTAGGGTTAACCCTGTTGTTGATGTTTGCCCGTTGTAGCGTTGAATCCAAATCTGAATGGGTCTGGCCTGCGTAATTTTGTTGGGGATTGTGGCGTATGTAGAAACGCTGATACGAGTGATGGTCAGATCAGCCTGAGTTGAAGCCACATTTGCCCCGGTGCGAATCACATGCTCCAAGAGGTCAATGGTGTCGTTGGGCAGGGGGTAGGTGTTCTGACCCTGAACCAAGTCAATTGTGCCAGTCTCAATTGTCCACAGATTGATACCACGGTTGGCCCAATCAGCAAACATGATGTTTAAACTGCGTCTGGCTGTACGTAAATCATAGCCCGTGCGAAGTTCACCACCGGCGCGTTCAAACGCCTCCTCGACCAACTCGGTGAGGTCTAGGTTAAAGCTTGATGCACCAGAGGTATTTGCCATTATCTAAACCCTGCTGTTTTCTTTGCAATGTTCTTTGGTTGTGCCACGAACTGTTTTCCCTTGGCCTTGCCCGCCCGCTTTGCACGGGTTGTAGCGGCATACTCCGCTGGGCTTAGACTTTTGATCGCAGCCTCTGGGAGATACCGCTCACCCGTTTTGGATGAGGGTTTACCCGACTTGGTACGCCATTTCTGGTCGCCCCAAGATTTAAGGGATTGTTGCGGTGCTTTCAATCTCGGTAGCCCCCGCCAGCGGCTTTATATTTTTTTGCTACAAGCTGCGCTCCACTGGCCTGCGCCTGTACCGTGGGTAGCCGCTGCTTTGACCTGAGCCACAATCCGCTTACGCAAGCTAGGCTTGGTGTAGTTGCCAGCAGCGTTTACACCGCCGCCTTCTGCGTACATGTCCACTGTTTGTGGCTTATCTTTGCGGCGAACAGTCTTCTTCCCCGGCATCTTCTTCGGGTTGATATTGCCCATGCCGCGAGAGGCCATCATGTGATCATCGTCCCGCGAGTTTTGCCGCGCTGGGCGCAGCCATCAGCACGACTGGAAGCTGAACCGCCCTTGGCAAACTTTTTGCCCATTTCTGTCTTAGTGGTTGGAGCTTGCTTGGCTTTCTCTTGCATCTTTTTGTCAGCCGCCTCTTGAATAACTGACTGAGGAACAGGAGCGTCAGTGCCGCCTGTTTTGGCTTCTTGACGGTACTTAGCCGCTTTCTTTTCGTCTTCAGTCATGCCACCTCCGGCGTAATCATCACTTGTACGAGGCGATCTATCGCCAGACCCGTAATCTCTTCCCCTTGGCGAACCAAAACCCACCTCGCCAGAAAGCTCCGATGTTTTTTCTTTTTCTTTGTAATCTTTGGATGATCGGCTACCTGTCACACGCCCATCACCAAGCCAAGGAGTCTTGGTGCTTACTTTGCCAGCACCAGCCCCACCGCCTTCAAGTAACTGATCGTCTGTAGGTTTCTTGCCGATTTTTGCCATGATTTACCTCAATACATTTTGCAGCGGGTTTTGCCGCGAGAGGCAATGCCATCTCCACGACGAGAAGCGGTCATACCACCAGAGGCCATTTTGACTGCGCCGCCACGCTTCATGCCAAGAGAAAAATTGTCTCCACCAAGATTCTTACGCAGCGATCCAGCTGCGCCTTCATACCCCGGTGCATTTGGATTCAATCCATAACGATCAGCGTTTTCACGCAACATTTCTTTTTGGCGAGCAGCTTCACGGGCAGCACGATCCCGCGCCACAATATCAGCTTTACTCGGGCCAGTCAGTTGTTTTGGCGGGGCACTTAGAAGCGGAGTTGAATACTCGGGCGCTTTACTGACAACGTTGCGATTGGCTAAATTTTTTGCCATACCCGCTATTGTTTTAGCGCCGCCGCCGGGAGTTAAGAGCTGTTCTGGGTATACAGGTTCAGCGGCTTGTAACTCTGGGTTATCTTTTAACTTTTTCATCTTGGCAGCATGAGCTTCTGCTGCTTTTTTAGCTTGCTGTTTTCTGTTAAATTCCGCATTTGATTTAAGGTTAGCTACTTTCGCTGCATCAAGGTTTCGTTGAAACGCTCGAGAATCAGCCTTATTACTAGCTATAGCCTTTTTATCTTTTGCTGCTTGTTTGGCTTTATCTTCAGGAGTTTGATTTAATATTGTTTTTGCTTCAGCTTGAGTCATATCTTTATCTGAGCGTAGTACGCCCTTAGACTGACTAGGGTCACCATGTTTAACTTCTTTAGCAGGTTCATCAGCTTTTGGACGGTCTTCAGACTTTACTTCCTTTTTAACTACCGGAGCAGGTTCAGGTTCTTCTACACGTCTGAGATTTTTGTCGCTGTCGTCCCCGCCTCCAAAACCAATGTTCTTAGCGGCGTTAGAGTTGTTTTTGGTAGTGCCAGTGTACGAAGATTCGTCGGTAGCACGATTACCAGACACGGCCTCTTTTTGCGCGTCTGTTCGGGCTTTAGACGATTGTTCTTCGTCAGCAGTCGCAGAGGGGCCTGTTGCGTCCTTACCCTTACCAAATTTATCTCTCATCATATAGGCCGCAGCACCCAGTGCAGCAAGCCCAGCCAATCTTCCAGCGCTTTTCTTTGCCATGATTTGCTCCTTAGCAGGTTTTGCCGCCCATTTTCATGCCCAGTGACTTAGAACCAGACATCTTGACCATTGTTCCTTTGGAGATACCTTTGGATTGGATGGCGTGTTCGCCTTTGCCTTTGGAGCCACCAGAAGGAACTTTACCCATTTTGGCCTTGGTGATGCCACCATGAGCCATCTTGCCCTTGCCATCTGCGGCAAACGCTGGAACTTTTTGACCGTCTTTCATAACCATCGGCATACCGCCGCCAGCCATTTTTTTCATGCCGTTTTTGGCGGTGTCCATGCCTTTTTTCATGGTGGGCTTGCCCATCTTAGAAGGCATCTCTGATTTGGCTCCAGCTTTTTTCTTAGCCATCATTGCCATAAAACCGGGGTTCATTTTCGTTGCCATAGTTCCACCTTCTTTAAAAAGTTCCTGTTTACCTTGATTGGTCTTTGGTTTGTTGACCGCCTGCGCGTCAGCACGGCTTTTTGTGCCTTTGCCAAATTTCATACCCTTGCTGGCTTCGCTGAAATCCTTGCCCACTGATTTGGGAACTCCAACCTTCTTCGCAAATGCTGGGTTGTGAGCCACAGCATCCATGAATTTTTTTTGTTTAAGACTTGTTGCTGGCATCACTTCCCCGCTTGAATAAGCTGGTCAATTTTTGCTTCAAGTCGATTAAACCGTTGGTCAATGTGGTCAGTAATTCTCTGAACCTCTGCGTTAGTTGCGTAATCACGGGCAATCTCCTCGCGTGTGATATTGAGCAGGCGCTCAATACGTTTGACATCCTCGAACTTCTCGCGGATAAAAAACCACAATGCCCCCATGATGAGGGACAGTGCGGCAGACCAGATTGTTGCGATGTCCATCAGATCATCCTACCCTTGGTCTTACCTTTGACGGCACAGCCATCGGCGCGGGCAGAAGCGGAAGAAACTTTGCCACCTGTTTTCATTGCCGTGTACTGTTGTGTATCGGCGTTGTAGGTGTATTTAGGCGCGGCCTCTTCTTTTTTACCGCGAATCAGTTCTATTACTTTTTCTGGAAAATCTTTCATGAAGCCCATTTAAACAAACCTGCCTTTCGTTTTGCCTTGGACGGCACAACCATCAGCACTGCTGACGTATCCACCATCTGCGCAGTTCCACGCACGAAGGCTCTTGTTAATCCTCGAATCTGGATCGTTTGCGGTCTTGGCGCTGGTCAACTTAGCTTTCATGCCTTTCATCCGGGCGCAGAAAGAGTCGCGGCGACTGCCGCCCTCTGGCTGAGGCGGTTTCAACCCGGGTTTCCCCGGATTTGCTGCGTTGTAGGAAGCTCGTCCTTTGGCGTTCAAGCCGCCCTTCTCGGACTTCCCCTCCTTCCTCTGCCATGCGGGGGACTTAGCCATACACAATCGTCACGCCTGTGATATTAGTCACATCAACGTAAACGCCTGTGGTAAACAAAATTCCTTCGCCGGGGATGGGTAGAAGAAACGTGTTTGCCGTGCCTGCGGGGGTGTCAATTTCAAGCTTCAGTGTGCCTGAAACACTCGTTCCATCATAGAACTTAACCGACCCTGCGCTTGCCCCCGCAAGACCGTATACAGCTTTTACACGGACACGGTAGTTAACCGCTTGTCCGTCTGCCGTTAGTCGCGTTGACTGGACATCATATTGCATGAGCCGCTCCTAATTAGGAATTTGCAAACGGTGTGGCAACAGTACCAGAACCAAGCAAAACACCTGTGACATAGTACTTCAAAGAAGCCAAAACAGTCACGGTAATCCAAGAACCTGCTGCTCCACCAGTGGTAGTGCCGTCCAAGTTAATGACATCGTTTGCTGCTGCGGGAGCATAACCAGTGG